CATTTCATTATAAAATTCAGTGCAAATAAATGTCTTCAAGAATCTTTTTTCTGCAATATCAAGCCAAGGTGAAAGCAAAGAAGCATCAAAACGACTGCTTAAAGGTGTTGCTTTGAGTATTCCAGTGTTCACAACTTCTTGAACTTTTATAAGTGTTATAACTGTGGACATAATTTATTGCTGTTGTGGCTGGTTGCCTTGTTCTTCATTAAGCTTTATTTCTGCTTCTTCGTCAAGTTTATCAAAACCAAAAATCTCCCTTTTTTCGTTTACAGAAAGCACTTCTTTTGGATCTAAAGAACTTGCAAGGCTTATTGGATTCATGTTTGCAACTTGCAGCATGATACCTTGTAAAGCTGGATTCAATTTTGAATTTTCCTTTACAAAAGGATTTATTATTTTTTCCGTTATGGTTCTTCTTCCTGGCTTAATTACTGTATTTGTAACAAACTCAAATTCATCTCTGATTTGTTGATTTGTGCCAAGTTTTCCACCTGTTGCAAATCCAGCCAAAGACATTGTCCACCTGTTTGAAGTTATAACGCCCTGACTTGCAAGCTTAGACAAATCCATATAATTACCGTCTGAAGTATCTTCAAGAATTGTTGCATCAAGTTTGTATTTTTCATTGGTCAAAACTTGAATTAACATCTTTGCATTTTTGCCCGTATCTGTGAAAGTATCTTCAACATTTTTAACAAGCTTCTTTGCTTCGTCTTGTGTCAAGCTTCCAAAAAATTGCAAGATAGCTGAAGGTACAAACCCATTTTTGAATTTTGCAATATTGTATTTTGGTATTCTGTATTCTATTTCTTGCCAAAACCTTCCACTTATGTTTTCAGGCAAACCCCAATAAAAAAAGCCTGGAAAATAATTTTTTATGTGTATTGCTGTTCTTGGTGGGTTTTCTCCTGTTGGGTCATAAATTGGAATTTCTCGAACATCTTTTTCGCTTCCACTTATAATTTCCCAATTATCAGCAACACCAATTGCTTTAATTATATTGTTTTCATTTGCCTTTTTTATTGCAACCGTATGAAGTGGAACGTGGTAAATTAAAACAACATCTTTGCCGCTTCTTTTTGTTCTTACAAGTTCAACAATTGCATTCCCAAAAGCCCACCAGTCAAAAGCAATCTTTTTCATTACTTCTTCAAGTGTTTCATTTAATAAATTTACATTGCCAAGCAAAGAATTCATTTCTTCAATTCCATTATCTGAAGCAGTAAGCTTTTTAAAAAGCCTTCTAAAAGTACGCAAAATTGGAACATTAAAAGATTCAAAAGGTTGAAACCCATCGCCAAGTGTCATTGCTGTTTTTTGGGCAATTACATTTCCTTGTGTTGTGCTGTTCATAACACTTGCCATCATTCCCTTTAAGAAGCTGCTTCTTGTGTCAAAGAATCGCACCCACTTACCATTCACCAAGAAGCTTTGATCTTGGTTGTTTGGGTCTGGCTGGAATTCTCTTGGCAAGTCTTTTTGTAAAATATCCGTATCAAGTGGATTCCTTATAATTGCTTCAGCCAAGATTGATGGCTGTGGCTTTTTTCCTGTTGCCTTGTTTGTTCTACTTCTTTGGTTCTTCTTCATTGTCTGGCTTTATTGGTGCTGAAGTATCAAAAGGGCTTTTATAGTCTTTTGGGATTTCACCTGTTAAATGTTGTCTTCTTGTCTTTGGGTTGTGCGAAACATAGAATTCAACGCAATCATCAAGGTCAAAATCTTTCCAGTATTTTTCCACAAAGCCAAACCTTCCAAGTGTTCCAAGAAACATCAAATCAAATCCTTTTTTGTTCTTCTTTAATAACCAAGGAAGCGGCCTAAGTTGTGAAGAAGTTTTTTTCTTTTTTGCCATTTGTCTTTTGTCTTTTTTAAGATTAAAAAAAGGGAAGGAAAATAATTCCTTCCCTTGTAAAATATAGTTGAAGCGTAATTTCAATTTACACTGGTATTCCTATTTCACCAGGTGTGAACACCCTTGCTTTCTTTGTTGCAATAGCTGTCAAAGTTATTATTTCTTCGTTAGGATCACTTTTTGCAGTTCCTGAAGTTCCTTCATTTGCAGTTAAGAACGCTTCTTCAGTTTCATCAAAGCCCCAAAGCCAAGCCAAGCCAGTATTTTCGCCATGAATTGCAACCATTCCGCAGCAGCAGTCTGCAAGTTCCATGATACTATTTCTATCGCCTTGATCCCTTCCGCGCCAATTCATCACATAGGTTTGTGTCACTTGTGTTGCACAATTTTCATTGGTTAAAGATTCTGTGAAAACTGCTGTATCTGGTGCAAATTGGAATTTGTAAAATACCAAACCAACACCCATTGTGATACCAGTCACATCACCACCAGCCCCAACAGTAACTGTTGCAACGTCTTCTTTATCTGTAAGGTATAGGAAGTTAGAACCACCACTTATTGAAGCAGCGCAATTTCTTGTCCTTCCACCTGTTACACATGTAGCCATAATATAAACTTATTTGTATTTGTTCTAGTTAAAAGCAACTGAAAACAAAGAAGGATGAACAAAATTAGTTCCAAATTTAGCTTGAACTTTGATTTTGGTAACTTCTTCAAAAGGATCAAAGAACATCATGACAGAAGTCAAATCAGACATTAAATCAGTGGCAAAAACTAAATTATCAGGAATTGTCAACATTACTTCGTGTTGGTCAATTAAGCCCAAATCATTTGTTGTGTATTCATCCCAATTAGGATTATTTATAAGCTGAATACCACGGAAAAGAAGTGTTTGTGTTCCATCAATTAGCATTTGTCTTCCAGCATCACCACCACCAGAATTTTCAAGGTCGCTTCTATAAGCATTCCAAACACTTTTTGAAACATAGAATTTCTTCATACTATCAGGAAGCCCAGCCAAAGCAAGACTTTGCTGGTCGTAAACAGTTGTAAGAATTGTGGTTGCTGCTCCAGCTGCCAAAGGTGCCCCACTTAAAGCACTTGTGAAAGGTGTTAAATTTGCATTTACAAGGGCTGGAATATGAACAGACCAAATGCCATCAGTTACGTTGTAGGCTGGATCAAGACTTGCTTTATCACCAAACCAAAAAAGTCTGTGATAATCTAAAGTAATGCCCATTTGAACGGCTGAAAGCATCATGTTTCCAATTTCCGTGCCTGTTAAATCTTCTCTAAGATTTCCAGTTTTCAACTTTTCTTCAAGAATTGTATCTTTGAATTCATCAACACATTCTTCAATATTTACTTTAATGTCATCAACTTCAACTTCACGATCATATATACCAAACTTTCCAACCGGTGTAAATCCACAGCCAGTATGTTTTTGTACTATTTTTTCAAGCTTCTTGACAAAAAGAAGTTTCTTCTTTGATACTACGTTTGGAATTACCCTGTAATCTTGAAAGCTTCCGTTTGGTTCAAAAATTGGGTCAAAAAATACCATGTTTGCCTCTATACCTTCAAAGCTTATTGACATGCTTTTATTTACTGTTGCCATTTTATTATAATTTTTTTAAACTGTGTTTATGCAACATCAGTTGTGATTGTGAAAGAAACTGAAATTGCTACTTCGTCACCTGTTAAAGCGTAAGATATTGCTTCTGAAAACTGACCAGAAGAACCCGTTTCTATAGTTACGGCATTATTTACTTCTACATAGCTTTTAGATACTGTATAAGGAAAAACAACAGTATTTGCAACAGAAGCAAAAACATCATTTGTTGGAAGTGTTGGAGCTGCTGCAACTGGGTTTGTTCCCCTTTTCTTCATTTGGATTGTGAAGATATAAGAACCACCGCTTACAAGTTGTGCCGCTGTTGAATAGTCATTCAAATTGATTGATTGATTTGCAGCAATTGCAACACCATCAGAAGGAAACTTTGTGAAGCTTGCATCACTTGTTGAAGTCAACAAAAGCAAGATTTCAACATTTTTCCATTTTGCAGGTATTGTGTTACCACTTCCACCAGCAACACCAATAGAACCAAGATCAACTTTATAATCAAGCTTGCAAGCTGCCTGTGTTAAGTCCCCACCTTTTGCACCATAGAAAAACAAGGTCCAATTTGCAGAAGCATCAAGACTTGATGTGTCTACGACAAAAGCAACACCTGGTGCTGCAAGGTCAAGTTGTGCGGTTGCTGTGTTTTCACCATCATAAACTTCAACTCTATAATAGTTTAAGTCGCCAGAATTACCAGTTAAAGGTGTTATTGTTGTGGTTGCACCACCAGCCGCTACAACATAAGAAACCGAAGCATAATATGTAGGCTGGCATTTTCCAAGTTTATCAAGTCCAATTACTTGAAGCGCATTAGATTGGTTTGCGTATGGATTTGTAAGTACTTCTAAATCACTTATTGAATTACCTTCTTTATAGGCCATTATTTTAAGATTTGCGCTATATTATCAAAAAAGTTTTTGTTTTCTTTTTTAGACATTAGCAATTGAACATTTGTTTTTTTCGTGTTTGAAGTTTCTGCAAAACAGTCTGTTGCTGTTGGGCTTCCTTCTTTTTCTTCTTTTATTTGTTGAAGCTGCTTTGCTTGCAATTCAATTTTGCTTTGCATAGCTTCAAGTTGATTTTCAAGTTTTGAATTTGAAACTTCAACTTCTTCTTTTGCTTCAATTTCTTCTTTTACTTCTGCATTTTCTTCACCTTCTATTGAATCAACTTTTCTTTCAAGTTCATCAATACGGGTTTTTAATTCTTCATAGGTTTCTTTGTACCAATCTGGCATCATTTCTTCTTCTTCAGCGTTTTCAATCACTTCTTTCTTTTCTTCTTCTTCAATCACTTCTTCTTCCATCATTTTACCTTTGTTAAAAAACGATTTTATGTGATCAAAAAAGCCATTTTCAACAGTTTCTTTTTCTGCTTCTTGGTTGGTTGTATTTGCCATAGTTTTGACTTTATTTAAAAATTCAACAGGTACATTTTTGAACTTGCTGCAACTGTTATAAATATTTTTTGCTGTTTCTTTGTTTAAGAATTCAGCACCATTTGTAAGACCCTGAAAGCTTCTGAAGCTGTGAACCAAGTTTCTTGTTCCATCCACAAAGCAACTTGCTTGGCTGTTTCTTTTCTTCTTCCGTTTATTAATTTGTTGTTTTTTTGAATTGCATCAACATAAACATTAATAAGCTGGTTTTTCATTTCGTCAAGAAGGTTTGCTGTATGCCTTAGTTCTTCAGCTTCCCCAAGTGCATTTGCCCAAGGGTTATGTATCATGAAGTAGCTATTTTTATCCATTGTCACAACATCACCAGCAAGAAGAATAGTTGTTGCAATCGAAGCAACCAAGCCAACGCCAGAAGTATCAATCTTTGCTGGGAAGCCTTTTATAAAAGCCGCAATTGCTAGTCCTTCTGTTACACTTCCACCAGGGGAATTGATTTGAAGCATAATATTTTGGGCATTGCTTTGCGTTATTTCATCAGCCAAGCTTCTTAAACCTGTTCCCCAAAATTCATCAATTTCTCCTGTGATAAGGATATTGGCAGAAGGTGAAGAACCTTTATTTTGATTGAATATGTATTTTTTGGCTTCTTGCATAATTGTAATTATAGAGCATTTTTTTTATACTTACCTTTCAACTTTTACGAATCAAGTTTATTTCTATGTACAAATTCAACAGCAAAATCTTTTATTATAGCCCTTATTGAAGTTTCTTTTAGTGGCACAACTTCTTCTAGATCCCAAATGGCAAGCTTCTTGATTCCAAGATTTTTTTTAAGTGTTTCAGGATATTTTTCTACAATTAAAAATCTATTTATTGTCTTATCAGGTATCAAAGATTTATTAACAAGGAAAGAAGCAAAGCCACCAACAGTTTCTGTTGTTCCCTTGTCTTTGCAAAATTCCTTGTATAACAGTTGAATTGTATTTATGAATTCTTTTCTTGTCTTTTCCATTTGCTTGCAATGAATTGAATTTTACTAAATACATCACTTCTGCAACCACCACAACCTTCTTCAAGGTCTGGCAAATATGTTGGCTTTATGTATTTATTGTAAACTTCAAACAAATAAGTTTGTTGCTTTGCCGGGCAAATTGGAAGTCTTGGTTTTATGTAGTCCAACACTTCCAAAATATCTTGTTTTATTTCTTCTGGTATTCTTTCACCTATCATTTTAGAAAGTTGTTAAGGTATCTAAATTTGCGTCATTGTCTTGAACATCTTCCAAATTATTAAGATCCAAGTTTACTTGCAATCTGTCAATTCTTGAATTTGTTGCTTGTGTTTGTTGCATGGAAGCTTGCAAGAACTGGTCAAACCTTCCGTTGATGTCTGTTTGTGCGCAAAATTCCACCTTGTGCAAATCTTTTTCCACCACCAGCCGCATTGATTTCAGAAAGCAGTGGCAAAAATTGACTTGTTGAACGTTTATTAATAACAGCTTCACCACCTTCCAATTCTCCGAAGCTGGTTTTTATTCCACCTTGTGCATGTGAAGGACCGTTTAAAATTCCACCTTTTGCAAATTTCTGGCTGGCAATTGTAGCAATTTCAACACCAACTGCAATTGCTGTTGCTGCCGCTGCAATAAAAGAAGCTGGTGGTGGAAGTGTGAAAGCGTTTACGATTCCCAAAGCACCACCAATAATTGCTTGAACAATTTGAATTGCTTTTTGGTCTTCAGCTTGTTTCTTTGCTGCTTTCTTCTTGGCTTCTGTTTCTTTTGCAAGTGCTTCTTCTTCTTGTTTAACTTGCTGAAGAAGAAACTTCTTTTGAAGCCCTGTTGCATTTTGCAAGTCTTCATTTAAGTTTTCAATATTTCCTTTTCTTGTTTCAATAGCTTTTTCAAATCTTGCATTTTCAGCTTCAAAAGCAATTTGTGAAATTTTGCTTATTCCATCAAAAACGGTTGAAACAAGATTAAAAACTTGTTGTGTTGTTTGTTTTCTTATTTCTGCTTGTTCTTCAGCTGCTTCTTTTTGTGCTTCCGTTTCTTTCTTGTGTCCTTCAATTTGCTTTGCAATTATAGCATCAGATTTTTCACCTTCTGCTGCAAGTTCTGCTTCTTCTTCTTCTTCAAATTCTGCAATAAAATCATCAAAAGCTTGTTTTTGTGCATCAAGTTTGGCTTTGTCGCCGTCTTTTTGAATCTGCAAAAGCTTGTCTTGGTGTTGCCTTTCTTGGTTTTCTGCAATTTGGTTGTTTATCTGGCTTATTTCAAATAGTTGTTCATCAGTATCTTTTTGAAATTGAATTAATTCTTGTGAAGCAGAACCAAACAAGGCTTCAATTTTTGCTTCTTGTTTAATTATTTGGTTTATAACATCGTCAAAATTTTGTTGCCTTAATTTCTTTTCTTGGTTGAAGCGTTCTTTTTCTTCTGCAAGTGCTTTTTCTGTGTTGTCTCTTATAGCCCCAATTTGCAAAGTCCTTAGCTGTTGTTCCAAATCAATTGCAATTTGAATTCTTGCTTGTGCTTGTGCATCAATTTCTTTCAGCGCTTCTGCTCTGTCTTTTTTGGCTTCTTCAAATCTTTTCTTTCTGGCTGTTTCCCTTTGCTTTGCTGCTTCTTCTGCTTTTGTTGCTTGTGCCAGTCTTTTTTCTTCTGCTTCAGTTGCTTTTATGCTTTCTTGTTGGAATTCTTCTTGTGCTTTTATTGTGTTTTCATAACCTTCTTTGTAAGCATCGCCAAGCGACCTTGCAACGATCACATTGTCTTTTAACTGCTTGTTTATATCTTGAAGTCTTTTGTTTATTTCTGTTGTGTCGCCACGTGTCAAAACAGTACCAACTTTTTTAATATTCAAAATTAGCTTTTGGGTTTGCAAAGTTATTTCTGAAAAAGTCCTTTTGAAGATAGCACCAAATTCAAAAATCACTGAAATTATACCGCCAAAAATTGCTGGAAAGTTTCTCAATACTTCACCAAGCCCACTTACAGAAGCTTGTTGAAGGGAAGAAGAAACTTTTGATATTACAAAAGAAACATTATCAATTATTTTTGAAATTGTACCGCCAAAAGCACCAAGAAAGTTTGTTCCTACTGTCTTTAATGTATTTTGGAACCTGTCACCAGATTTTTGCAAGCCTTCAAAAGTTTTTCCAGCTTGTCCACCTTCTTCAACAATTGTTTGAAGTCCACTGCCAATACTTGAAAACAAAGAACCAACACCAGAAAGAATTGAACGACCTATGAAAAGCTTTGTGAAAGTCCTTGAAAGAACTTTTGAAAGCTTGCTTGAACCACGCATGTTTCTGTTAAGCTTTGCAATTTGCTTGTTTGTCTTTGTCAAACTTTTGCCTAAAGCCCTTCCT